TGCGACAATTTTGACTATCAGACGGGGTGTAAGGGGCACGTAAAGGAGGATGTGGAATGATATTAGCAATAGATCCGGGATGCAATGAATCAGCATATGTCTTACTTAACGCACAACTTAAACCTGTCGAATTCGGCAAAATTTATAACGTTGACATGCTCGATGTTATAGAGAATAAAGACTTTGACAGCATAGCAATAGAGATGGTTGCAAGCTATGGTATGGCAGTAGGCAAAGAGGTATTTGACACAGTATTTTGGATAGGGCGGTTTTGGGAGATAGCAAGGAATACAGATTGCAAGTATATGCAACTCATTTACCGCAAAGATGAAAAAATGAATTTGTGCCATAGTATGAAAGCAAATGACAGCAATATTAGACAAGCTTTGATAGATCGGTTTGGCGTGGTAGGTACTAAAAAGGCTCAAGGTTGGTTTTACGGTGTGAGTAAAGATGTATGGGCGGCAATCGCTGTTGGAGTAACTTACCATGATATGTGTATGACGGAGATAGGAGTGTAAGGGGATGCGAAAATATATTTATCACATTGTATTTATATGTAATACAGGCTGGGGAACTTGCTATGTAAGCCGGGCGAAACCTATATGCACATTGGCAGACATGAAAGAATTAAATGAGTCAATAGCCAAAGATAGCAACGTTAAAAAGGTTGGAATAATTAACTTTATACGATTGAAGCAGTGAAGGAGCGTGAGGCAATGGATTTTTGCAAATGCGGCAGCATCATCCAAGACGGAATATGCACAAATATACACTGCATGACTCGCAATGAGGCGGTGTCAAGCTGGATTATAAATGGCAAGCTGGAAAGATTTAAGAAGCCTGTAATGCTTGCAGAAGCGCAAGAGGCGGTAAGAAATAAAAGTGAAATAATTATAAACATAAAGCCTCCGAAAAAACAGATTTATAAAAATGCCTACATGGTGAGGTGATAAGGTGAGTAAAGACGAGTTGACACAAATCAAAGACATGCTAAAAGAGATAGAGAGACTCAAGATGCAGCTTAAAACACTGGAGGTAAAAACAGTAACAGACTCCGTACGCGGATCATCGCCATTTTACCCATACATACAACATACAATAACGATAACAGGACTGGATAACGCGGATTTTAACAGGCAGGTAAGGCATATCAAGACCAGCCTAAAAGACAAAATTGATACAGTTATGGGGATGGTGGCGCAAGCTCAAGAGTACATCTCTACGGTGCCGGATGCAGATACAAGGACAATACTGCAATGCCGATTTATAAACGGGCTAACATGGGAACAGATTGAAAAGGACACGGGCATAACCTGGACTACTGCACACCGCAAATATCGCAGGTGGGCCAGCGGACAATAAAAAAACCGCCTACTTAGGGCGGCTTTTTTCTATTTCCTGCTTTAATAAAAACTCGATCAGATTTCCTATTGTGCGGCTCTGCGATTCTGCAACTGCTGTGGCTTGCTTCTTCAAATCCGAATTAATTCGGATTGTCAATTGAGTGTCTTTCATACCCTTCCTCCATTTCTGCCCTCTACCGACTGGCGGCGGTGTGACGGGTTAGATTGCTATTTGTGCGGATGCTGGCTTATGATCCTGTATTTCACTGTAAGGGTATTTCATCCAGTCCCAACCTAGATCATTCAATATTCTTACTGTAGTAGGGTTTGCGCTTAATACTTTGCCCCAACTGCCCCGAATTTTAACAAAGTCACCCTTTTTAACGTTGGCTTTGCTGTAGCTTATACCACCTAATTCAGATAAGCACTTTTCAAAAAATTCAAGTTTGTCCTGCTCCCATTCGTATTTTTCCAGCATTTCTGCTATTTTCTGCTCGATATACTCCTCTGTCAAGATTTCACCGGAACGGTTCTTTAATTCCTCGCCTTGCTGGATTTTATAGAGGGCTTCTTCATATTTGACAACAATGTCCTGATATACTTTAATTTGCTTGTTTTGCTCCTTTATTTTGGTATCAAGATATACTTTATCGCCCAATTTTGCATTACTTGCTGTCCCCCTTGCCGTAGCTGCACGATCTTGATAATATTCACTTTTGCGGTATTCCTCGTAACCTTTTTCAACTCGCTTATACAGCCTATCGCGGTAATTTGCAAATGCGCGACTTCCTGCATGACCTGCGATTATTGGCTGTGTAAAAAACGCTGTATCACCGCGGTATTTATCTAATGCTGATGCAAGCAATTTCCCACGTTTTTCGGCATTGTCGCTGTACTGTTCATAGCGCTCTGCCCGTGTTTCTGCTTTTTCCGCTTTAACATCAAGCTGTTCGGCATAACTGAGGCGTTCCCCAACCTTGCCGCCGTTTTCAAGGCCTAATTTTTGCGCTACCTGTTCGGCCCTGTAATGATTATTTGTTGTTCTACTTACCCATGCCCCAGATTTGCCGGAGAATAAAAACGCTGATTTGATTTCTTTCTTTTGTGTTTCAGGCAATGCCTGATATTCTGATTTGCTAAAATGCAGTTCTAATTTGCTGGTTTCGAGATTCAATACATACTTACCCATGTTTTCCCTCCAATCTGCCCGTCAAGCCGATAGCGCAGCGCGTGTGGTTTATGCAGCTTTGTTCGCTGCCTTCTCTGCCTTAATATTGATTCTGTGATGTATCCAACTAAAATTCTCACTGCCATAATTTGTTTCCGGTTGTGTGAGCCATTTGAGGATTTGCTTCGCGCTATCTTGGACAGGAAAACACAATTGCCATTTCCGTTTCTGTTCCCATTTACGCGCTAACCGTGCCAATGTATAGAGCTTGTTGCAGTCAATACCAAGTATTCCGCACAGATCATATATTTCGTTACTGCTGCCATGCTGGTTGCGTTCACACCAATTTGCATGTGTTCTCTCTTTTTCATCCATCTCATACCACTTTTTGGTTACAAAGCAGAGTCTGTATGATTGTTCGTTATCAAATGCTTCTTGCACTGCGCCGATAAGCCGTTCCATGTTGATTTTTACATCTGCGTTTGACTCTTCCTTCCCGCATATCCAACATTCCATTTCAAATACCTCCCTCTTGATTCTGGAGGGCATATCGCATATAATATTTACGATAGCCCTTGTGCTGTTATAGTCCCCGGATGCTTGAGAGTGCGAATGGGGGCTATTTTATTGCCAAGATTTCATTACGTACTTTATTTTTACAAGCTGTGCAAACGTGCTGATGTTTTATGATTTCGCGTGATTCGTGGGAAAGCTTGTTTTTAATATTCTGCCAATCAACCTTCCAACCGTGCCAAACTGGATTTATTGTGCCACTGTGTCCGCACCTGCAAACCTCTTGATTTAATGTCATTTCCTCTACCTCCTTCAAATTTTGCCTTATCGGCCGGGATAGGGTTTTTCGGCGGATACCCTGCAAAACCGCTTGACATATATTAAACTTTTTAGTATACTCGTGTTGTCGGGAATGCCTTATGGCGTGTAACGTTGGGTTGAAACATTGTTATTGATGATTAAGTTTATGGGGGGAAACCTCATGTCGGGAACGCTGCAAGGCGCATAACGGGGATTGAAATTTTAACATTATTATTTGCGTAAAAGCAAAGGAGAAAAGGCCGATTAATCGGCCTTTTATCATGCTAAAAAGTAAGTGCCGTAATCATTTTGTACTAATACGCCATCAGATTCTAACTTTCCCCGTGCAATGTGAATAAATCTACTGAGGTTTTCTCCCCAAGATCCTGCGAGCAAAAACGAATGAATAATTGTTATATCACCTAAAAGTTCAGAACCGTTATACCTCACCAATTCCAATGCCTTATCCTCTGCGACAACATCCACATCCTCTGCGCCTAAACATCCTTTAGCAATATACAATGTTGTCCTTTCGCTGTCGTCTTGACCTGTGGCTGTACGCTGCGTTACTGTGATATCCCCATAGTGTTTTAAACCTTCCAATATTGACTTATCCATAAAAACAACCCCCTACTGCTCACCAACTTTGGATGGTGCCGATACTTTGTACCGGGCGCATTACTCCGGCGTACCGGAGCCATCTGCTAAAACTTTTGCAAAAAACCTGTTGACTATTTCCAAGGTTTAGGATACAATGTAAACATACCTACAAGGGATTGAAACTATTTGTCAGCGGTATAGCCTACCTGCAAGGGATTGAAACTATGCCATAGCAATATGTTTCATGGTTAACCAAACAGTCTACCTATAAGGGGAGAGAGCCGTCAGAAATGACGGTTTTTCTCATGCAATAGCATCCAATTCAACCCCGAATTCTTCACAAAAGATACTCCATGTAGCCTCTTCCCAATTTTCAAAACCCTTCTTCCTGACTTCGCAAAAGTCCCCGAAAGTGTTTCTTATTTCCCAAACCGTGCCGCTTGCGTCTGTAACTTCACAAAGGTCTTCCCAAGCCTCGTCAATGTTGCCAACAGCATCACAGATTATTACTTTTGCATATTCGCCTGGAATAAGTATCATGCAATCCTCGTCAATGTGCTCTAGTGTACAATTCTCGAAATGTACCGGACAACTCTCCGACATTGTATCACTCTGTTCGTTATACCGCTGCAGGTAGTTGCCAGCAATAGTTATCATACCATTTTCGACCGTAATTTTACCCATATTTTTATCCTCCTTATGCTCTGGACTTGTGACCAGTCCCCACTTTGCAGGGAGCGCATTACCGGGACGATGCCCGGACACTCTGCTATGCCATGTATACGCCAGATTCAACGACCTTTTGACCGGAAAAGTAATTGCCATCCCTATGCTCCTGCATAGTGCGCTCAAGCCATTTTGCAGCAGCTTGCTTAGTATCCATGCCAATAATGCCCCTGTCTACTGGTACTGTGTATCCTTCGCAAGTATCCTGCCCTAGTACAAACTTTACACACCATTTATACGGAGAAGAACCACGTTCATCCGGAAAATAGCAACTCCTTGATTCTAACATATCGTTTGCCTCCTATTGTTCGGGGGTGTTTGCCCTGCCGACATTTAAATCATACATCAAAGCAAGTGCATTGTCAAGCGTAAATTAAAAAATAGGACTTTAGACCTATAAGCATAGGACTATTTGCAATAAAGTGGCATTGTTTGGCATGTTTTTACGTGGGATAATAGTAATGTGGGGCTGCCTGAGATGGGAGCTTATTTTTATTTGTGGAGTGTAAACCTGATATATATAAAATAGCTACCTTAGTATATGCAAATAGATATACTTTAAGATATATAATGGCTGAAACATAGCGAAGAAAGGGGTTATAAGATTTTGAGTGAAATAATGCATGGAGTAATGACAGATGCTAACAAATACTATCCAACACCAGCTGAAATCAAGCTTTTGGAGGTATTATTGCTACCAGACAATGCGAAATTAAACGTTACTGAAAAATGTAATCAGGCTGGCATAAGCCGGACAACTTACTACGAATTAATGAAAAAGCCTGAATTTATGCAACTTTGCAAGGACACCGCGCTTGATCTGGTAAAATCTGAGATCATGTCACTCATGCAAATAGGCATAAAGGAGGCAAAAGGCGGAAGTTTCCAGCACTGGAAAATACTATTAGAAATGATAGGTATGCACACTGACAAACAAGATCACAATGTTAATGTCACCTTTGAACAGCTTCTCAAAAAAGCTCTAAATTCCGGTGACGATCCACAAGAGTAACCACTACATATTGTGGTTAGGGCTGAAATCCACTTAACATCACAATTTAATAATTTTGCATAATGTCCTGTAATGCAGTTATATCAAATGTTTTGCGAGATATGCAACCAGTGCGCGAAATAAATATTATGTGTAATTAAGAAATATTTTTGAAAGGGAGTGATCTATTAACTATCGCCTCAAATCTGCGGTGCTGTTGTTGGGGTAAAAGCTACAAAGTGTAGAACGTTAAGTGTACTACTAATTGAACATTTTACACTTTTAGCCTTGAAAGCCTTTAAAATGGCTGAAACGTCATGTCGTTTAGGCGACAAAAACAAGGCAAAAAATGCTACTCAAGCGACATCCTAAAAAGAGGTGATTTAAATGATTGAAAAACAAGTAACATTAACCGACACAGAATCGGGAAAAGAACTCAGCAACAAAAGAAAGCGCATCGATGTATTCAATGAAGAGGGGTTTTTGTTTTGGGCTAATAAGTACTTTAGAAAGCAATTTGCTGATGTAAATTTATCTGATTACATAGGCACTGGGGAAGACTTTAGAAGGGTTCATATATTGGCCGAAAAAATATATAAAAACACTAACACTATATCGATAAGAGAAAGCGCTAGAAAGGTAAGACCAGCCGATATAGACGATGTTTCAGCGCTCATTGGATTAAACATAAGGCGATCAAAAGAGTTTATTGCCCGGATGGTCAAGGCCCATGTTATAGCTTTAAGAACTGACAGGGTAGGTGATACGATTTCTGAAAAGTACGTCATCAATCCAATTTTTTTCTTTTCAGCAAAAAGGCTATCGCCTGATTTATATTTTCTTTTTCAGGAAAGCCTGGATACTTACTTGCATCCAAACACTATACAAGAATTTCACACAAGAGGTAACATAATAGATGATGTTAAAAAACCAGTTAAAAATGAAAGGATTGTTAACCCTTTAATTGAAAAAATAAATAAGTTAAAACAACTTTAAGGTTCATAAGCAGCCCGGCCAGACTGTAGGGCAGGTAACATTATACCTGTCCTTTTCCTATGCCTTTGTGGCAGAGTTTATTTTAATTTTAGGAGGTAAGTATATGTACGATGCAATATACGGCTTAAAAGTCAGTGCGCTGGAAAATGTGAATATCAAATATTCGGATAGTGTCACCGTGAGCAACAATGATTCATTGGTATACGTAAAGGCTCCTGAATTTATCGAGCCTGTCATGATGAATACTCCAAGGTATCAAGTACCTGTTGATTCAATGTACGATTCAATAGACGGCAAACAAGCCGGCATACTAAAAAATGTTAATACAACGGATTCTAACAGCATTCCTGTTACAATTGATGTCGCCCAATCGTGGCCATATTTAAATGCTCCAGAATACAAAGAACCTGTTGTAGTGGATACTTCCATCAACCCCGACTACCTGAAACTAGCTCAAATTGCTTTTGATACAGTATTGCAGACGATGCTGGAGGGCGAGAAGGAACACGGCCCGGATGAATGGAAGAGTATACCTTCTCTTGAACACAAGCTACATACCGCAGACCATTTTCTTAAACGCACTCAAAGCGATATCGCAGAAGACCACATAGCCCACGCCATGACCCGCTGCGCAATGATAAAGTATCTGGAGGGATCAAAATGAGATTGTATATATACCTTGCGATCTATCTTATTCTGCTTATTTTAGCTCTACTGTTCAACTATGCCTGCCACAAAAACGACCCGAAAGATTGAAAGGAGGCTTTATGTCAAACAAGGTTAAATTTACAACTACGCTCGATAAAAATCTATTAGAAGCAGTCAAGACAGAGGCAATAAAAAACAACATCCACGTTAATGACATTTTGGAGGTTCTTATTGCCGAATATTTAAAAAATACCGACTATATTACTCAATAAACATGTCAAAATGATGAGAAAGGAGGTGAGATATTGCTTGATTATGACAAAAAAAGAGCTGGCTGTATTCCTAAAGGTTACCGAACGTACCGTTGATAAAATTAGAAAAAGAGGTTTGCCATGTTTCAAAATAGGTAAATGCATCAGATTTGAAAAAGAAAAGGTTTTAAGATGGCTAAACGAAAAACAATAACTTTGAAATGAAAGGAGTATAAAAATGATAGTCTATAATCAATCAGAATATGAAAAATATTTAAATGAGGTAGTGAAAATTGAAAACGAAGATGGCTTTGGCACATACATCAAGAAAAATTTCGAGACTGTATTTACATCTATGTGGGGTAATCTAGTTCAGTTTGCACCGTCTATAAACAAATGTTTTATACAAGAAAAAATAAAAGAAATCGAATTAAACGAAGAGCTTAAAAAGCTTAAAAAGTACTTGTCAGAATTCTCAAAAGTCGAGTGTCCAATTGAAAAAGCTGAAAGTGTTGAAATAGCAACACGCTATAATTTGCTTAAAGAACCGGAAAAATGTAATGAACTTGTAAATTCACATACATCAGATGTTAAATGCGCAATAAAAACAAGATTCGAAAAACAATGTTTTGTTAGGGTTATGCTTGAAATAACTAATAACGATGATTTTACAATTGGGTTATACACAAGATTGCTGTTTTTATAATTGGTGGGTTAAACTATTTTAATTTTATTTAAAGGAGATAGTTATGAGAATAATTAAAGAAAACAATCCACGTGAACGCGGATACATGTACAACATTTTTGTATCACAAGAAGAATGTGTTGCACTTGAAACCTCTATAAGAACCGAAATAGTTCAGAAAGTGGCGATACAAATTGCAACCAATATTATAGCCAACAACTACAACGAAATTATGTCAAAGATTTCTCCGGAGGCTATAGCAAATATGGCAATAGCTGAAGCAGGAGCAGCAGTAAATGAAACGCTTAAAAAGAAATTGCCTGACAAAATAATGGAAATCCATAAAACTGATACACAGGTATATCAGCGAGGCATATTTGGAGGTGTAGAACGAATTGTATAAAATTCCATTAAGCAAGCCTTCCTACCTGCCCTACATAGACGAGGTACTATCTGCCACCGAAAAAGTATTGCGATCTGGCTTTATAGCTCAAGGCGAACAGGTCGAACAATTTGAGCAAATGATATCAGACTATACGGGATGTAAGTATGCCGTAGCAGTATCATCTGGCACAGCAGGACTATTCTTGTGCCTTAAAGCTGTCGGCATAGGACCGGGTGATGAGGTTATAACTTCGCCTTATTCGTTTATAGCTTCAAGTAATGTCATAGTCCATACCGGAGCAACGCCTTTGTTCGTAGACATTGACAGAGATACATACAATATTGACTTATCAAAGCTTGATTTAACACTTGAAAAGCTTAAGACAGTCAAGGCATACATGCCTGTGGATTGTTTCGGAAATCCCAAAGATACATCAAATTATAATTTAGCTACACCCATTATAATTGACAGTTGCGAATCATTCGGCAGCAAGCTTGACCGTCCATTTGATGCTGCTGTGTATGCGTTCTATGGCAATAAACAAATTACTACAGCGGAAGGTGGCTGTATCGTAACCGACAATAAACGTATTGCTGAATATTGTAGAGCTGTAAGAAATCAAGGCAGAGCCCCAGGTGACCAATGGTTAGATTCTACCTTGCTTGGTTGGAATTTTCGCATGTCAGACATTCACGCCGCAATAGGGCTAGTTCAATTGAAACATTTGGATGATATTTTAGAACGGCGAAAACGAGTAATAGAACAATATAAAGAAAATGAAATAATCTTAAGTCAAAGGATTGATTACAAAAAATTCAATCCTTTTGTTTTTGTTGTGGAAGTAAATGACCGCGACAGTGTTATGAAATTCATGTTAAACAAAGGCATTGAGGTAAAGCCTTATTTTCCAACCATTCACAAACAAAAGTGTATGAATGAATACAACCACTTAAGTTTCCCTGTAGCAGAGAAAGTCGCAAGTAAAACATTGGCCTTACCTTACTATTCCAGTATCGCAAATCAAGATGTTAATTATGTATGTAAAACCTTAAAGGAGGCTATTAAATATGGGGTATAACCAATACACAGGCCCTAAGCCAATAACATTCGAGACTAATGTCAACGGATGTCATATATGTACTAGTCATTGCATCAGCCCTAAGGGGTATCCTTGCATATCAAGAAATGGCCATTATACTCACTTAAGCCGTTTTATATGGGAACAAAAGAATGGCGAAATACCAGAAAGTATGCAGGTACTACACAAATGTGATAACCCGTCTTGCATAAATCCGGAACATTTTTTCTTAGGAACAAATACCGATAATGTGCGAGATAAAATGTTCAAACATAGGCACAGAAACAACACACCTAAAGGAGAAAGACATTGGTGGGCAAAACTTACTAGACAACAAGCAATAGAAATATACAACGAAGTAGGCAACCAATATAAAATTGCTCAAAAATATGGAATAACGCAATCGACTGTAAGCGGAATTAAAAGAGGTGTAACTTGGAAGGGGCTGATCGCAAAGTGAAACGAATCTGCGTTATAACAACATGCCGTTCTGATTACGGATATCTTTACTTCTTGATGAAAGACATAGAATTAAGTCCAAAGTTGCAATTACAAATAATCTTACCTATCAATCACCATAACCTTGATAGCATTTTAAGCGAATTTGACTGTACATACATTACAACAGAAGTAAAATCAATACGCGATTACGGTCATTTTTATTCAGAATGTCTTAAAACTATTTCAGACATAAAACCTGATATGGTCATATGCCTTGGAGATCGATGGGAAATGTTAGCAGCAGCCACAGCAGCATTGTTATTGAACATTTCGATAGCACATTTGCATGGTGGAGAGACAACTACGGGTGCTTTTGACGATGAAATCCGCAATAGTATAACTCAAATGGCATCGTACCACTTTACGGCAACGGAACAATACGGGCTTCATGTAATGGATATGATGTCGGATAAAAGTCTTTACTATCAAAACGTGAAAAAATCAAAGATATACAATGTAGGTTCTACAGGTCTTGATTGGCTTACTCGCACAAGGCTACTTTCTAAGCATGAATTACAGAAACGTGTTGCAGTTGACTTGAACGAACCGTTTATTGTTGCTTGTTTTAATCCAGTGACAAAAGAATTGCCAAAAACAGAATATCAAATCGGACAATTTTACGATGCGCTTGATAAGCTTGGAGGGCAAATTGTTTATATCAAGCCAAATTCAGATCCATGCAGCAATATTATTTACAAAACAGTAGAAAACAATACAAAGTGGTGGATGGTTGACAACCTCGACCACTTAACCTACTTATCTCTGCTTCAATATACTGAATTAATGGTCGGTAATTCATCCTCCGGTATCATAGAATCACCATCGTTTAATATACCGTCTATAAACGCAGGAAACCGACAAAACGGACGAATTAAAGCTGACAATACATTTACATGTCCGTGTGAAACTGAGGCTATTTTGAGCACCATAGACCGTGCCAGAGAATGGAATGGGTTGATAGGAAAGTGTGATAACCCGTATGGTGATGGGAAAAGTACAGAAAGGATAATAAAAATATTGGAGGAAATATGAACATAACTATTTTTCTTACAACAAGAATAGGCAGCGGACGCCTAAAAAGCAAAGCGTTGCTTAACGTAAACGGCGAAACAGTAACAGACATACTCATAGGACGCTTAAAGAAAACTAAAATACCAATCATTATGACAGTGCCGGATACTCCAGAAGACCATAAACATATGCAGCCTATTGCAGATAGAAACGCAGTAGGCATTTTTTATGGGGATGAAAACAGTCCATTAAAGCGGCATATTCAAGCGGCAGAAGCTTATGGAGTAGAATATATCATAAACGTTGACGGTGATGATATTCTTTGCGGTCCTGAAACCGTACAGTCTGTTTACTATCATGCAACACACCTGAAAAATCTGGTTCCGGTTAAGACTGTAGGTCTTCCACTTGGGCTAAATGTGATTGCCTATCCTGTCGAATGCTTAAAAAGTATAAACTTTGCCAAAGACACTAATTGGGGAGCGCAAATAT